TGGGCAGTCCACCACCGCCAAAAAACACAGGAATTTGAAGACAGGTGGATTGGAAGGCATCCAGGGGGTTAAGCCATGACCCAGGCTGAGCTGGCCAAGGCACTTGGACTGAGCAAAGGCTATGTGGCCAAGCTCTGCCAGGAAGGTCTGCCCAAGACCATGCCAGAGGCCAAGGCTTGGATGGATGCCAGGAAGGCTGGCCGTCACCGGAAGCTGCCACCTGTGAAGGCTTCAGCCAGGATCACTGTCACCCCTGGGGTGGAAGGGCTGACTGCTGGGACTCTGAGCTATGCGCTTGCCCAGCACCGGACTCTGGTGGACAGAGCCAGAGAAGTCTATGCTGCTGCCATTGAGGCCAATGATGTGGCGCAGAGCAAATTGCAGACAGCCTACAATCAAAGTCTGCGCACCTTGGTGCAGCTGGAGGATGAAGAGAAGAAGAGGGCACTAGAGGCCAGGACTTACATCAAGCTTTCTGAAGCCCAGGAGATCATCACCAGATGGACAGCCAAGGTGGTGCAAAGATTGGACAAGCTTCCCCTGGACTGTGCTGAGTCCTGCAATCCGGACAGGCCAGAGACTGCAATCAAAGCCCTGGAGAAGTGGACACTGCAAGCAAGGGCAGAGCTTTCATCTAAGACCCTATGAGCAAGATCATCAAGTGGGTGGCCTGTGGAGATAATCATGGTGACCGCCATGACCCTGAAGCAGTGGATGCCCTTCTGGAATACTGCAAACAATTCAAGCCTGATGTCCGCATCCACTTGGGTGATTGCTTTGATATGCGCTCACTGCGCAGCCAGGCCAAGGACAGGGAAGCCAATGAGAGCTTGAAGGAAGACCTGGAGGAAGGGGTGAAATTCCTGCGCAAGTATTCACCGGATGTCTGGCTGTGGGGAAACCATGAAGCCAGATTGGATCACACCATTGCTTCATCTGGGGATGCCAAAGAAGTGGACTACTGCCAGGAGATAAAGGATCAGCTGATGAGAGAGGCCAGGAAGATTGGCTGCACCAAGGTGCTTCCATATCATGCAGACCTGGGAATTTTTGAGCTGGGCAGGGTGGCCTTTGCACATGGATATTCACACAGCCAGAGAGCAGTGCAGGAGCAGGGGGCGCACTATGCTACCAGGGGTGGTGGCTTTGTCTGTGGCCACATTCACAGACTTGAAATGGTGGCACTCCGGAAGTGGGGTGGTGGGGCTGCTTACTCAGCCGGATGTCTCTGCATGAAAGAGGCAATGACCTATGCTGCTCACAGGCTGGGCAGTGCTATGTGGGGCAGTGGCTTTGCGGCTGGGTGGTGTGATGGCCAGGATTGGAAGGTGACCCTGATCCACAAGGTGGGGCGCAAGTGGGTCTTCCAGACTGACCTGAAGCTGTATGACCCTAGCAAATGAAGAGCAGACTTTCCCTGATTGCAGAGCAGCTTGAGCTACACCGGAAGCACTCTGACTTTGGATGCCCACCAGGCTGGCACAGCATCCGGCACTTGCAGGGGCACTTCAAATTTGTCTGCGTCTATTCAGCCAGCACCAAGGCCAAGCAGCTCTATGACCGGGGACTGCTTGAGCGCAAGGGATACAAGGTGAAGGCAGAGGATGGCAAGGTGGCTTGGGCTTACGCATACAAACCCAAGAAGCCCTGCCGGGACATGGATGAAGTGATGATTGCAGCCAGGCACATTGGCCAGGAGCAAGTGCCCAAGGGCTGGGTGAGCGCATCAGAATTCAGTGACCTGGCCAACATCAGCAGATCAGCAGTCTTCCAGATGGTGCAGAGGCACAAGCTGGAGGTAAGGCTTTACCGGATTAGGAATGGGGTGAATGGCGGGATCAAGGCTGTCTGCCATTTCAATCTGGCCAGGCTTAAGAAGCTGCACCATCTGAGACAGCAATGAGCACAGACAGCCAAGAGAGTCTGCTGGATGCAGCCAGGGAAGTCATCCGGCCAAGCTACACAGGTGACCCTGTGGCCTGGGCTGAGGCCAATGTGCTTGATGTGCCGGACAGCCCAATAAGGGGAAAGCTCAGCCTAAGCAGGACACCCTGGATCGGGGAAGCCTTAAGGCTGGCTTGTGATCCAGAGACTAAGCTGCTGACCATCCTGGCTTGCACTCAGTCTGGCAAGTCACTCCTGGCAAGACTCTATGCCCTTTGGCAGATTGCCAATGCCCCTTGTCCTATGATGATCCTAGAGCCAAACGATGCTGAGGCTAAGGATTTTTTTATCAGATATGTGCGTCCTTTGATCCAGCAGACCCCGGCAGTGAAAGCCCTTCTGTCTGACTCAGACAATGACAAGAGCACAGTGGCTGACTTTTCCAATGGTGCTGTGGTCTATTGCAGGGGTGCTTGGAATGAAAGCAATTTGCAGAGACTGTCCCTGCGGACAGTGATTATTGATGAAGCCTGGCTTGTGCCAAGGGGACACATTGCTGAAGCCTCAGCTCGCACACAGTCCTTCAGCTGGATGGGCAGGGTGATTGTAATGGGGCAAGGTGGTGACCAGGGTGGTGAATTTGATTTGCTCCACTCTGGCACAAACCAGATGCAGTGGAATTTTTCCTGTGTCAGCTGTGGGGCAGTGCAGCCCTGGGATTGGCAGCAGATCAGATTTCCGGAAGAGGCAAAGGTGAATGGTGTCTGGGATTTCAAGGTGGTGGAGAATTGCACCACCTATGAATGTGCCCACTGCAAGACCAGGATGAAGGACACACCTGGGGTGAGAGCTGAGGCCAATCGGATTGACCGGGGTGCAAAGTTTGTGGCCACCACCAGCAGCAGCTCCTGGGGATCAGTGGGCTTGCATTGGAATTGCCTCTGCAATTCTTCCTGGGGCAAGGAGGGTGTGAAGCTCCTGAAGAGCAAGGAAGCCTATGACCTGTATGCTGACAGCTCTTTAAGACGCACATTTTTTCAGAAGAGATTGGCCAAGGCTTGGTCTGAAGACTCCGGTGAGATTGCAGCTCAAGCCCAGGCTGGGGACTATGCGCTGGGTGATGCCTGGGACAAGGAAGCCTGGATCACCCCAGAGGCCAGGGTGGTGGACACCAGCAGCACCAGCATCCCACCTGGGTCAGTGCCTTTCCGGACTCTGGCCGTGGATGTGCAGAGAGGTTATTTTTTTGCAGAGGTTAGAAGCTGGGCAAAGTCCGGCCACAGCAGACTGCGCTGGTGGGGAAGGGTGGACACCTGGGAGCAGCTGGATGACCTGGCCAAGCAGCACCAGGTGAGCAAGGCACTCTGTGGGGTGGACTCAGGTGACCAGACCCAGGAGGTCTATGCCAGGACAGCAGCCAGGCAATGGAAGAGTCTCAGAGGCAGTGGCCAGACTGAATTCACTGTGCAGGATGTAGGGGGCAAGAGCACCAAGCGTTTCTATTCAGACAAGCAAGCTGTGTTCATCCCTGGCCAGAGGAACAGGGCAGAGCTCCTGATCTGGAGCAATCTCCAGACCAAGGACTTGCTGGCCGGACTCCAGAAGAGAGGCTTGCACAGCTATGCCCGGAATGTGCCTGAAGACTACATTGCCCAGCTGACATCTGAAATCCGCATCAGAGACAGCCGCAGCGGGAAGCCCACTTGGATACTTCCGGCCAGCAAGACCTGTGGCAATCATGCCTGGGACTGTGCCCTGATGGGTCTGATCCTGGCTGTGCGCTGGGGCATCATTGGCCGGGAAGCCACTGAGGCTGTGGCCGTAGAGGAAAGCCAGCAGGGGAAACCAGATTGACAGACTCCATCCTGGTGGCACATTCCCTGGCAAGCTGCTTCCCGGTCAAGCAAGTGATGTCAGCAAGGGTCGTTGTTCATTGCGGGTGGAAGACCGGGAAGCAGCCCAATTGACTTCTGGTGCAATCTCAAATGAGCCAGGGTCTTTTCATTGGTCTAACTGAGGCAGAGCTGCTGGCGATCAAAGCCAAGGCAGTCAGCTCCATCACTGCCGGAGTGACCACCACAAGTTATTCTGACAGTGGCACATCTGTTGGCAAGGCCATCACCATGCCAGCCAAGGAAATGCTAGCAGAAGCCCTGTATGCCCTACAGCTTCTCAATCCCACTGTCTATGGTCAGCGCATCAGGGTGCTCCGGACTGATTGGAGCAATCTGAAGGACTAACACTTTATGCCCAAAGATAAGCCCATCAAGCAGCCCAAGCCTGAAGCTGTTGCGCCCAAGCTCAGCAAGAAGGCTGGGGCAACGCAGTTTCAATCCGTGTCCATGTCCAGCAATCGTGCTGTGATCTATGGCACAGCTGTGGACTTCTCTGCTGACTACACCCCAAGTGACCGGGTGGAGATGATCAAAAGGCTGCGCTATGGTGAAAGAAACTGTGGTCTAATCCGTCAAATTTTGGGCGATTATGTGACCTATGTGATTGGTGACTCTATCACAGCCCAGAGCCATTGCATTGATGAGAAGAAGGCTGCGCTGTATGAAGATTATTTCAATGAGGCTTGTAAGTCTCTGTCACTGTGTGGCCGTTTCAGCTTTGCAGAAATCCAGAGGATCGTGCTCAGGGGATGTCTGCGGGATGGGGACAGCTTCTGCATTTTGGTGAATGACCCACAAGATGGGAAGCCTAGGCTGCAATTGGTGGAAGGTCACCGGGTGGGTAACCCTGAAGGCCAGCCTGTCCCTGCTGGGATGTTGGATGGTGTGACCTTTGATGCCAATGGGCGCATCAAGTCTTACAATGTTTTACAGAGTGACAAGAGCAGCCGCACTGTCCCTGCCTCTGCTGTCTGCCAGGTCTGTGAATATGACTATAGCTCTGGCAGCCGTGGGCTGCCCCTGCTGCAACACAGCTGGACGGACATCCAATCGGAAGACGAGCTCCTCAAGTTGGAGCTTTTGGCAGTCCGCCAGGACACAGATGTGACAAGGGTGCTCCAGAAAAATGGTGGTTTCATTCCTTCTGATCTGGCAAGTGAGCTGTCCGGCAGTGGCACAGGAAGCCTGGAAGCTGTGGCCAGCCGGATGGGTGGAAAGCTTGTGGCTCTTGAGCCAGGTGAAAGTCTGACTTCCCTTGAGAGCAAAAGACCCAATGGGAATTTTGTGAAATTCCTAGAGGCCATTCAGCGGGACATTGCCAGAGGCACAGGCTTGCCCTATGAATTCAGTGGTGATCCCACAGCAGCAGGGGGCAGTGCCATGAGATTGATCAGTGCTAAAGCGGACAGAAGCTTCAGCCGTTGGCAGGCCATCATCATCCAGAGGCTGTGCATCCCCACCTGGAATTGGGTGGTGGGCACTGCCATTGCCAATGGTGATCTGCCGGACTCTCCTGATTGGTTCAAGGTCAGCTGGACTACACCCAAGAAACTCACTGTTGATGCTGGCCGTGATGCTGCCCAGGAGCGAGCTGATATCGAGCTCGGACTCCTGTCCCTCTCTGAAGCCTACTCAGCCAGGGGCTTGGACTTTAAACAGGAAGCCCAGAAGCGGGCGCAGGATTTCAAATTCATCATGGCCTTGGCAGAGAAGGAAGGCATCCCGCTTTGGACACTTTACAAGCCAAACAATAACCACCTGCAAGAAGGTGAAGGAAAGCCCACTGCAACTGAAGTGCAGCTTGAGCAGATGAAATCCGGTGAAACCCCTGCCCAGCCCCCTTCCCTTTAATTATGCGAAACCTTATTAAAGCCATCAATGGCAACCGCCCCTTCCTGGTAGATTACCAGATTGCCAAGGATCACCTAGAGCTGAAGGCCAAGCAGGGCTTCACTGATCTGCTCAGCCAGATTTTTGGTGAGACTCCTAAGCCCTACATGACCCAGGGTGGGACTTTTGTCATCCCTGTGGTGGGTATGATCGGCAAGGGTCTGAGTCCCCTAGATGCCATTGGCTCTGCTGATGTGGAGAAGATTGATGACCAGATTGATGAAGCCTTGGCTGCTAACCCCAAGCGCATCCTGTTCCACATTAATTCTGATGGTGGCACTGTGGATGGTGTTGAAGAGCTGGCTGACAAAATCCGCAGACTTCCTGTGGACACCATTGCCTTCAGCTCTGGCTCTATGAATTCAAGTGCCTATTGGATTGCCTCTGCTGCCAATCGGGTGGTGGTCAGCCCTAGCGCAAGCACAGCCTCTGTGGGTGTTTACATGACTCTTGTGGATCAGTCTGCCCAGGCCAAGGCTGCTGGCCTTGAAGTTAAGGTCTATAAGTCCGGCCAATTCAAGGGCATTGGTATCCCAGGCACAAGCACCACACCGGAGCAGGATGATTATCTGCAAAGGGAAGTGGATGCCTTGGCTGAAACCTTTAAGGCTTCTGTGCGCATGAAGCGCAAGCTGGTGAAGGAAGAAGATATGCAGGGTCAGTCCATGTCCGGAAAAATGGCAGCTCAGAAGGGCTTTGCCACAGGACTTGCCAACAGCCTGAAGGACTTGATCGCTCAGCTTGAAGGCAAGGTCTGACCATGGCCATTGATGTCCCAGCCTTCATCAAGGCCAATGCCCAGAGGGGTCTTGATTACAACCGGGAAGGCAAGGGTGGTGATGGCCTGACAGACAAGACCCTGGATGAAGCCAGGGAATTTGCCAAGGGCTTCACCACTGAAAGCAAAGTCCGCAGGATGCCAGCCTGGTTTGCCAGGCATAAGCCAGACCTAGATGCCCCGGCCAATAAGCCAGACAATGATGACTTCCCTGGGGCTGGTGCTGTGGCCTGGCTGATCTGGGGTGGATCAGTGTCTGGCAATGAAATGGATGCAGCTGAATGGGCGCAAAGGGAAGTTGATAAGCTGGACGCAGAGGCCAAGGCATTTGACTCCGGTTGCACTGTTAAGATGTCGCAAGAATTCCTTACACCGGAAGCCCAGCTGGAAACCCAGCTGAAGGCTGTTGCCTCTCTCCAGGCTGAGAAGTCTGAGCTTCAGACATCCTTTGAAGCCCTGGCTTCTGAGAAGCTTGCTGTGGCTGCTGACTTCCAGGCCAAGCTTGATGAAGTCACCACAAAGGCCACAGCCCTGGAAGCCACCATTGCTTCCCTCCAGGCTGAAAGAGAAGAGCTGTCCAAGCATCTGAATGATGCCCTGGCCAATCAGATCACAGCCAGCAAGGAAGCTGCCAAGGTGGTGGCTTCTCTTGGTGTGAAGCCTGTGGCTGTCAGCCCTGGTGATGAAGCCCAGGTCATTGACCCTGTGGCCATCCGGCAGGACTTCCTCAAGATGTCCCCTGGCCTTGAGAAGCAAGCCTTCTTCAAGAAGCATCAGGCCATCCTGACTGCTACCAAATAATTTTCCCAATCCCTAATCCCTAAAACCTATGTCGAACACAATTGCGGCTGCTCCGGCCGTCCTTGCAGAACAGGTGCTGGCTGGCCTTCGTGGCAAGCTCGGTGTCCTTTCTGCCTTCTCCACTAACCTCACACCCACAGCTGTCGGCAAGACCATGCAGGTCAGTCTGATCTCTGGTGGTGAAGCCAAGGAATTCTCCAAGGCCAATGGTGGTTATACCCAGGCCGATGATGCCAACATCACTGCCAAGACCATCACTCTCAAGCACCTTCACAGCACTAAGGACTTCGATCCCACAGAGCTTGCTGAATATGGTGAAGCCTACCTGGTCAATGCTTTCGTCCCGGAAGCCATCAACCAGCTGGTGAAGAAGGTTCATGGTGAAATTGGTGCTCTCTTCACTGTTGCCAATTTCTCTGCTGGTGAAGTCATCACTGCGGCCAATTTCAATTATGCCCAGGTGGTTGATCTGAACACAGACCTGAACATTGCCAAGGCTGGTGACACTCGTGCTCTCCTGGTTAACAGCATCTATGCTGGTGCTCTCCGAAAGGATGCCACCCTGGTCACACCCTTCTCCGGCAATGGTGATGCCTCTCTTGTCCGTCAGGGCATCATTGGCTCGGTTGCCAATTTCGGTGTCTATGAATTCACCGATCTTCCGACTAACTCGGAAGGACTCGCTGCGGTTGCGCTTGGCCAGGATGCCATCTGCGTGGCCATGGCCTTGCCCAATGCTTCCATGTTCCCTGGTGAAGTCTCTTCTGCGGTTGATGCCTCTGGCCTCTCCGTCCAGGTGCTGAAGTCCCAGGGTGTTGATGGCATTGTGCGCCTCACAGCCTCGGTGCGTTTCGGGGTCGGAGTCGGACGAGCCACAGCTGCCAAGCGTGTCTGCGCTTCGTAAGCAGAAGCAACTCAGCTGATCACAGAGGCCACCTTCATTGGTGGCCTCTTTTGTTTGCTGGTGGGTAACATGGGCAGGGGTGACTAGCCCAAGGGCTTCCTGGGGCAAACCAGACCCCATTGACGGCCATTGCAATAATGATGGATGCTGACCTTTCTGCTATGATGCTGGCTGATGCCCAGGCAATGTGCTCTGAGTCCGGCCAGACTGTGACCATTGGTGGCACTGCCTTCCCGGCCATGATCAGTGACCCCACCCTGACACCCACCCTGGAAGCTGGTGGCTTCATGGATCGCATCAGCACCCTGGTCAAAATCCCCACCACAGCTGCTGTGATTGCCATCAAGGCCAGCTGCCAGCCAGGCAAGAAGCTCACCTTGGATGGCCGGGTGCTGCGCATCACTGCCTTCACATCCAAGCCTGGCTCAGCCTGGTATCAGCTCCAATGCCAGGATGCTGACCAGCACTGATGGCCTCTGACATCCAGATCAGGATCAGAAGGGACTTGCAGCAGCAGACTGTCAAAGCCTTCCAAGACCTTGGTGCATACACCAAGCAGCTCACCATTGACCTGTGTAAAGAAGAAGCAGCCCTGACTGCCAGAGAGGCCATCAATATGTCCCCGCCCCTAGATGGTGGGAATGGCCAGGCAGGAAGTGGTGGTGGCAAAGGGGATAAGCCTGTTGCCAAAAGGTGGGGTGAGTGGGCTGTGGTTTATGATGTGATGACTGTGGTCACAGAGGATAGCAAAAGCCTGGCAGTGGCCATCAGCTCATCCCGGAACAATCGTGCCAAGTTTGATAAGTGGAGGCAGGGCAAGCCACCCAAGTCTGCTGGAATTGTTAGCAAAATCTGGGCAGCCCAAAATGGTGATAGAGCTTTTAAGATGGCTCAAAATTTGTTCAAGAATTGGGGCAAACGCAGACTCAATTTCATTGATAATGTCCAGACCTTACAGGCCAGGCATGATCAAGCCAGGAAGCTATACCGGGGACGCATCCGGAAGAATGGCGGGAAGGATGCCCAGGGGAAGCTGAAGGGTCAGCCTTTCACCTTTGCCCCTTACAAGATTATCAAGGACTACATCAAGCAGAGGCAGCAGAGGGTGGGCTGGATGAAGGCTGGCTGGGTGTATGCCATCAATAAGATTGGCAAGCCTGTCATCAATGGGGTGGAAACCACCAGAGGCTTGCGCAAGCTGCCAACATGGATCACCCGGCACAATGCCACACATGGCAAGGTGGGCATCAACATCAGCCAGGGGTCTGGGGATAACAATGTATTGATCAGTGTCAGGAATGACCTAGGCAACATTTTCGGGGTAGGTTATCTGGCTGGCACAAGAATGTATGTGATCGCAGCCAGGCAGGGAAAGCTTCAGAAGAGGCTTAACCACTTCATGCGGATTGCCATTGAAAAGGCCAATAAAGGCCAGACACCTACCTAACTTCTTATGTCCGTAAAATCACCCATTAACATCACAGAAGAGGCACTGACCACAGCCCTTCAGTCCATCACCAGCCTGTCTGCTTACAGCATCACCAATGGCCAATCTGATGGTGAGCTTGTCCTGCCTAGCATTGTGGTCAGCTGTGAGTCTGCCACCTTCCCACAGGGGCTTGCCCAGGGCTTGGGCAATTACCTCTGCCGGGTGTCTGTGGGAGTCTTCACCAATGCTGATGACAAGACCCAGGAGGATCACCAGACAGCAGTCCAGGATGTGACCGGGAAGCTGGATGACCTGGCTGCCATCAAGGCCAGCTTCACAGCCATCCAGGGTGGCAGCTGCTATGACTGCACCATGACTGATCTGACCCCTGGCCGGGGTGACAGGTGCTTTATGACCACCCTGGCTTATGATGTCCTGATGGTGCTGCCATCCGTTTGACTTGGGGTGCATAGTTAAGACACACCCATGGCAACTGTAACAAAGGGCACAGCTCACATCTATGGAATTTCCGGCACTATTACCGGATTGACCATTCAAAGTTATTCTGTGGGCAAGTCCTTTGCCAATGCTGATGAGGTCACCAATAAGGATGGCCTGGTGATTGGTGTCCGTTATTCTGATGAGCGCACAAGCCTGACTGCTGAAGGTCTTGTCCCTTCCAGCTACACAGCAAGCATTGGTGACAATCTCAGCTTCACAGGCAATGGCATTGCTTTCACCGGACACATTACAGCCATTGAAGAGCGTGGTGAAGCCAAGGGCTTCATGCGCATCAGCATCACAGCTGTGGATTTTGAAGGCATTGCTTAAGGTCTGATTGACCTGGGTGATGATCCTGGTTAAGCCTGAGACATGGCTGACCAGCGTTTCTTCAATGCTTTCCTAACCCCGGCCAGCACCACTGTCTGTGGCCGGAAGCTCAAGCCCTTCTGCCTGAAGCACAGGCTTTTCCTGGAAGGGATTGAAAGCCCATTCCTGAAGGAAGATGTGGAGATCACAGTGCAGGACATCATCATTGCCCTGAAGATTTGTGGTGAAGAGTCCATTGGCAATCCCACCCTGGCTGACATCTGGCTGGGTGTCAGGCTGAGTCTGTCCAAGGATTACAAGCGCAGGGCTGCGCTGGCCATTGTCCGGCACATCAGCACCCAGGTAAATTTCCCACAATTCTGGGAACGGACTGACCGGAAGACCTATGGCACAAGCTCAGTGCCCTGGCAGCTGACCATTGTGGCAAACCTGGTGAGGAATGGGGTGGGGTATGCTGAAGCCCTTACCATGCCAGAGGCCAAGGCTGTCTGGCTGTCCGCAGTCTTCAGCATCCAGGCTGGGGCTAAGCTGGAGTTTCTGACCACTGATGATGAAGCCCTGATTGACGAAATGGCAAAAATAGGAGCACAGCAAAACAATGGCCAATGACATGGAATTCACAATCTCAGCCAAGGATCAGGCATCCAAGGCTGTGGAGACTGTGCAGAAGAAGCTTCAGAATTTCGGAAGTGACCTGGCCAAGATGGCCTTGGGCTTTGCTGCCCCTCTTGCCCTGGCGCAAGCTGCCTTCAGTGCCATTGGTGATGCCATTGAAGAGCACAAGAAGAAGGTGCAAGAGGCCATTGATAACACAGCAGAGCTGAGCAATAAGGCCACTGACCTGGGTGTGTCCGTAGAGGAATACCAGAAGCTCAGCAATGCAGCTGACAGAGCTGGGATGTCCATTGATAAGGTGGCCAAAGCTTACACCGAAGTGCAGAAGCTCCTGGCCGGGGCTGTGGGTGGTGGCAATGACACAGCCAAGATGCTGGAAGTCCTGGGCTTTGCAGCTGATGACATTGCCAAGGGGCTGGTGAAGCCAATGGATGTCATTGAGAAGCTTGGCGCAGCTATGCTTGGGGCTAAGGATGACACCACTGCAATGAAGATTGCCACTGCTGTCCTGGGTGACACCTTGGCCAAAGACTTGCTTCCGCAGCTCAAGGCTGCAATGGACTTGGCAGCTGGCTTCAGTGAAGACTCAGGACTGACTGCTGAAGAAGCAGACATCATCAAGCAGAAGAAAACCAGGGACAAGCAGAAGGCCAACAGGGAAGAGCTGGCAATTGCCAAGGAAGAGGCCACCAGGGAATTCTTCCGCAGTGACAAGGATGCTGGCAAGGTGGCCTTGCAGCTTGGATGGGTGAGAGAAGGCACTTCTGAAAGTGAAGCCACAGCCAATGCTAAAAACAGAGCAGACTCTGCCATTGCTGGATCAGAGGAAGCCCAGGCTGCTGTGCTTGCCTTCATCAAGGCCAGGGCAGCTGCTGAAAAGGAAAGACTCCGGGTGGCCAATGAGGCCAAGGCCAATGAGATCATTGCAGCTGCTGAAGCTCTGGCTGCTGAGAAGGAAGCCCAGGAGGCAGCAGACAAGGCCATTGAAGAGTCCATGACCCAGGCTGAGAAGGATGAGAAGAAGGCCAGGGAAGACGCAGACAAGGCCAGGGAGAAGGGCAAGACTGATGCTGAGAAGGCTGCGCAGAAGGCTTCTGATGATGCCAAGAAAGCTGCTGAAGATAAGGCCAAGAAGGACAAAGAAGAGCTAGGCAAAGCCCTAGACGCAGAAGAAAAGGCCAAGGCCACTGAAGGCACTAAGATGACCCTGAGCAGCTTGCGGGAAATTGGTGGTGGCCTGGCCGGGGAAGCCATTGTCAATTCTGCTGACATGGATCGTCAGCTGCTGGACATCAATCAGAAGATGCTGATTGAGCTGGAGAAGCTGAATGTGAAGACCCTGCCAGAAGTGCCCCCTTCCACTGACTTCACCAAGCTCCAGACAACTGCTTAAATTTTATGGCTAAACTTATTAAGAAAGGCAGTGTTTCGGGACTAGAGCTTCAGCCGGACTACACCATTGAGCAGGATGGCTTTGGACTTCTGACATCTAGGCTGACCTTCCGGTGTGATGCAAACTCAGCTGCCAGCCTTGCGCCAAAGTCCGGAGACGCACACAAGACAGATGGCAGACTGAAGTGCCATAAGTCCACCTATACAATCAACAGGTCTGGCCTGGCCACAATAGTTTCTGACTATGTGGGCATTGAGACAGGTGACCGGACACGCATCCAGATCAAGGGTGACATCGTGACAAGCACCCAGCCAATCCAGGTGCATAAGGATTTCACCAAAGTGCTGAAAGCCCTTGGCTGGAATTCCCAGGCACAGACTTACCCTGACACAAGT